CGCCGCGTTGGAGAACTTTGAGTTGCAGGTGGCGAGCGTGTGGTCGCAGCCCGGGTAAAGCGTCACCGACGAGCTCACAGCCAGCCCGAAGGCTGAGCCCATGAGCGTGATCGTCGAGCCCGTGTGCGCCTCGATGAACCGCCGCTCGTAGACCCCGGCGCTCGGCTGGAACTCCAGGTAGCCGCCCGCGAAGTGGCCGTCGGGCGAACTGCCGGCCGCCGTGATCGTGAGCGCCGAGCCGCTGATGGCGGACACCGTGCCGGCCACGTCGTGCGCGTCCTTGTCCACGCCGCAGCGCGCGCCGTAGAGCACGTGCGGGCACTGCCGCTGGTACAGCCGCCGCAGGCCGATGCGCCGCACGGTCGTGAATACCGGCTCGCAGGTGATGTTCGCCCGCGCTCCCTCGAACTCGACATTGAGCACGCGGCCGGCCCACAGCGTGACGAGCTCGCCGTCGCCGTCGTGGTACTGGCGCAGGAGCACGGTCACGCGGCTTGTCGGCGGCGCGACGCGCCACAGGTCGGCCACCGCGAAGTCGCGCGGCACCTCGAGCTGCAGCGGCGAGCGGGCCAGCTCGGACCCGCTCTCGATGCTGTTGCGGGTGATGACGGCGGCGGTGTAGGTGTCGCCGCTCACGGTGCGGTCGCGGTCGCCGCTGGTGTAGCGCCACACGGCCGCGTCGCGCTGGAACGTGTACAGCTCGACGGGCTTGCCGTCCTGCACGCTGCGCTCGACGGTGTCGAAGCTCATGCTACCGCGCTCCTCAGAGGTCGTTCAGCGCCGCGCGCGTCATCACCGTGGCCTCGGCGAGGTCGGACGTGCTCCACTGGATCTCGGCCGCGTCGGCCTCCAGGCGCGCGAGGCTCATGAAGCTGATCGCCACCACGTCGGCCGGCGCCAGCGTCGAGCCCAGGGCCGAGCTGATCGTGAGGCGCTCGACCGTGCTGCTGACCTCGGTGCTGCCGGTGATGCGCCGGTAGAGCACCGCGCCGGCCGCCGTCTCGATGCGGATGTCGCGCCGGCCGATGGCCTGGGCCACCGAGGCGGTATAGCTGCAGTGCGCCACGTCGATCGTCGTGTCGCTGCTGCCGATGGTGGCCACCGGCACGAGGTCGATGGCCCACGTGGGCAGCCAGAACGCCGCCAGGCGCCCGCGGCGCGCGTGCAGCCACTGGCGGTAGGCGTCGATGGCTGCGCGGCCGTCCAGGAGCCACCGGTGCGACTGCAGGCGCTGCGGGCCCGCGGCCTGGGCGTCGAGGAAGAACCCGCCAATCCGGCCGTCGACGCGGTCGATGGCGCGCGCAATGCTGTGCTCCGGGTCCTCGGTCCAGTTCGGCGCCTGCGTGAGCACCGGGTGGCTGCGGTAGGTCGTGCCGGGCGTCTCGGCCGTCCAGTCGTTCGGGCCGACGATCTCGAACCGCACCGTGCCCGTCGCGTCCGAGCCGGTGAAGCGCGCGAGCGCCAGCGTGTCGGGCAGCACGGCCGGCCGCACCGGGATGACGAGCGTCTCGCCCGCTGGCCAGCCCGAGGCCGTGCCGGCGTCCAGGGTGATCGACGACGACGTCAGGCTGTCGATGGTGCAGACCTCGAAGCGGGCCTCGTCGCGGTAGAGGATGATGTCCCGGCCGGCGCCGAAGTCGCGCGTCGTGGTGTCGACGGCCAGCGAGGTGGCGCTCGCGCTCACCGTGGTCTGCAGCGGCGCGGCGTCCATCCAGACCGGGAGCGACCACGTCACGGCCTGCCCGCTGTGCAGCGCGTTCTCCAGCGTGCGACGCGCCGCGCCCGAGGCGACGAAGGGGAACTCGAGGAACCGCCGCGGCCCGGCGCGCAGGGAGCGCCGCTGCTCGCTGCCGTCGAAGGCCGGGATCACGTCGGTGAGCCACTCCAGGCGCTCGAGCACCGGGCCGGACGGTTGCGTCACCCAGGTCGGCACGGCGCGGCCCTCAGCCGAGTTCCTGCCGTACGGCGCCGCGGTTGCGCCGGATGGCGTTGACCAGCACGCGCTCGCCGGCCGGCGTGCTCAGGTAGTCCTGCAGGAGGTTTGGGTCGACGACGTTGATGACGCGCACGCCGCCGCCTCCGCTGCGCATCGCCGCGACCTCCTCGCGGGATTGCACGCGCTCTCCGGTCTGCAGGATGGCGGGGATCTCGTCGCTCTTCAGGCCGAGCACGCCGCTGCCGTTGTGGAAGCGCGGCGCCCCGGCGAACACCCACGCCGGCACGTTGCGCCTCGGGCCTTCGCCGGCCATGCCGCCGCCGTGCTTCACGTTCGCGCCGACGCTCACGCCGGCCGCCACGCTGCGCCCGAGGCCAGGATAGACCGCGTCGAGGAACTGCAGCACCGCATAGGTGGCCAGCGCCCGCGTCGCGATCTGCAGCATGCTCTGCGCGAAGCCGCGCACGAACTCCTTCAGCGCCTCGCCGGCCGTCTTGCTTCGGTCCGTCAGGTCGATGAACAGCTGCTGCACCGCGTCGACGCCGGCATTCGTCGCCGACTGCGCGAGCGTGTCGTTCATCTGCTGCAGGGCCTGCCGCAGGTCGCCCTTGATGGCCTCGGCCGCGCCCTGGCCGCTCTCGGCGATGCCTGCGACCGCGCGCCCGATGCGCTCGGCGCCGGCGGCCACCGCGGGGTCCGTGCTCGTGGCGCCGATCTCCTGGATCGCCCGGTTGATCGGCTCGATCTGCCCGACGAAATCGCGGCGCGCAGCCAGGTCGGCCTCGCTGCCCTGTTGCGGCGTGAGCGTGCCGGCGCGGACCTGATCCTGGATCTCCGCCCGGCGCCGCTCGAGCGCCGCGAAGGCCTCGTCGGCCTTGCGCTGCAGCTCGGCGAACTGGGCATTGGCGACGCCGGTGTTGATGAGCCCACGCACCAGCCGCACGCCGGCCGCGTTGCCGTCGGCCTGTAGGCGCTTCAGGAGGTCGGCGAACTGCGCCTCGATGCGGATGCGGGTGGCCTCGGCGGTCTGCCCCTGCGCCTCCAGGTTCTGCGCGCGCAGGTCGGCCAGTTGCCGCTCCAGGTCACGCTCGGCGCGGGCGCCGTCGGTGATCGTGCGCAGCCGCACATCCTCCCGGGCGCGCAGTAGCTTCTCCTCGTCGGCCAGCAGGCGGGCGCGGTCCGCCGGGCTTAGCTCCTGGGATTCGAGCCGCTTGCGCGTGATCGCGAGGTCGTTGTCGATGGCCGCCAGTTGCAGGGCCTGCCGCGCGGCGAGGTAGTCCTTGGTGGCCACCTCCTGCCGGTCGAAGTTCGCCTCCATGATGCCGAGCGCACGGTCGAGCGCGTCACGTTGCAGGCCCACCTCCACATCGAGCAGCTGCTCCTGCAGCGCCTGCGTGGCCCTGGCCTCGTCGCGGATGGCGTCGCGGCGGATGTCGGCCTTGCGCCGCTCGAGCACGCGGATCTGCGCGCTGATGCGCACGATGTCGCCTTGCTCCTGCGTCGTAGCCAGTTCGGCGCGCTGCGCGGCGATGTCGGCGTCGACCGCCTGCAGCTGCAGGTCGCGCCGCTTGGCGAAGAACTCGCGCGCGGACACGAGCCCGCGGTCGTAGAGGCGCTGCAGATCCTCAATGCTGCGCTCGGTGCTGTCGCGCACGGCGGTCGCGCTCGCCTGGGCGGCCGCCAGCGGTGTGCGGGCGGCCTCGCGCTCGATGGCGGCGAGCCGGGTGTCGCGCGACGCCTCCAGGCGCCGGGCGGTGTCTTCCTCGCCGGCCGTGCGCGCGTCAGCGATGGCCTTCTCCGCGGCGGTGACGATGGCCACCCGCTCGCGCGTCAGGCGCTGCTCGGCGGTCTCGAGCGCCTGGGCAGCGGTGGCCGCCGACTCCTGCGCCGACACGGCGCGCGCGCGGGCCGAGTTGCGGTTCGCCTCCTGCTCGGCCTGCACCCGGGCGTCCTGCAGGCGCTGGATCTGCGCCGTCACGCTGTCGAGTTCGGCCTGGTCAGCGGCCCGGCGCCGGCCAGCGTTGCGGCCCACGCCGTCGAGCCGCGCCTGCAGTTCCTGCCGCCGGCGCACGAGGCGGTCGAAGTCGCCCTGTTCGTCGCTGCGCCCGATGTTCAGCAGGGCATTGCCGGCGTTCCGCGTGCCCTCGCTGATCGCGCGCCACGCCCGCTCGAGGAGGCCCAGGTTCTGCCGGATCTTCGGCGTGCGCTCGTCGACCGCGGCCGCGTAGGCGCGCATGGCCAGCGTCGAGGCCTCCTGCTCGCGCCCCTGGTCACGCAGTTGGCGGATCTGCGCCGCGATGGCGCCGGTCAGGAACCCATAGCGGCGATTCAGCTCGTCGGCCGCCTTCACCGGGTCGTCGCCGAGCTTGGCGAACTCGGCGATGGTGGCCGACACGTCGCGCCCGGCGCCGTTGCGCAGCTGCTCAGCGGCCTTGGCCACGATGGCGATCTGCTGGCTGGCGAACTTGCCCGAGCTCGCCACCTCTGAGATCGTGGCCGCCGCGCTCGCCCGCGTGCTGCCGGCCAGGTTTCCGAGCGACTGGGCCAGCTGATCCATCTGCGCGGCCGTGATGCCGCTCACGCCGCCTGTCTCTTCGACGATGCGGCGGAAGCGCGCGCCCTCGTCGGCACCCTTCACGTAGCCGATGGCCACCGCGGCGATGGCGCCGCCGAGCACCGTGACCGGGTTGATGAGGCCGAGCACAGCGCCGCCGACGGCCTTGGCCGCTGGGACGATGCCGCCGAAGATGTCCTTCAGCTGGCCGCCCTGTTGCAGCAGCAGCAGGAATGGGCTCTGCCCGGTGGCAAGGCCGACGCCGATGTCGGTGAGCTGCGGGGCAAGCTGCCGCTGCTGTTGCGTGGCCTCGCGTTGGGCACGCTGGGCGTCCCGCTGCTGCGCCTGCGCCTGCCGCTGGGCGGTGCGCTGGGCGACGCGCTCGGCGTCCTGCGCCGCCTTCTCCTGGGCGCGTGCGGCCCGCTGGGCGTCGCGTTCCTGCTGCCGGGCGGCGCGCTCCTGCGCGGCCTGGGCCCGGCGCGCGGCACGTTCCTGCGCCGCGGCGAGCTTCTCAGCCTCGGTGGCAGCCGTCCGGCTCTTGGCCGCGGTCTTGTCGAGCTCGTCGTTGACCGGCTTGAACGACTTGTCGGCGCCCGCGCCGGCGCCTGCCAGTTGCCGCCGCAGGTCGGCGAGCGCCGCCTTGACCTCGTTCAGCTCGGCCGCGATGCGGAAGGTCACGTCAGCCATGGTCGCCTCGCTTCAGGCCGGCCATGTAGGCCTTCCATCCATTGCCATCGCCCTGGCACATGCGCAGCATCAGCGAATCCCCGATGCGCTCGGTGCGCCGATGACGCTCCGCAGCGGCGAGGAACTGCGACACCTGGCCGAGCGTGTAGCCCATGATGTCGGGCAGCCGGTGGCCGGCCGCGATCAGGCCCTGGATGGTGTCGGCGTAGCCCCAGGGTTCGCCAGCGTCTTCGCCTCCGCGCGCACCTGAGCCAGGGCGGGCAGGAGGCGGCGGGCGAAAAAATCGGCGTTCACCTTGACCACGGGCAGCGCCAGCAGCACGAAGTCGGCCGGGTCGAGCTTGGCGACTCGGGCCCGCATGGCCGGGATCTCCTCCCGGTTACTGGCCACCGCGGCCGCCACGGCCTCGATCAGGAGCTCGCCGTTCTCCTCCACGAGCTCGAGCAGCAGGTCGGCCACGTACTCCGGCGCCGCCGCCTCGTCGATGCCGGCCAGGTCGGTGACCGCCGGCATGAGGGGGCGCAGCGCCCGCGCGAAGGCCGGCAGCCGCTCGATCGTGATCGGCGCGAGCCGGAAGGTCTGCCCGCCGACGGTAACGTCGCGTGCCGCCGGCTCGATGGCGTCGAACTCGTCGGCCATCGCGGGATCAGGCCTCGACCTCGACCTTGAAGTACTGCGACACCGAAGTGCCGTTCTTCGTCGTGTCCTTCAGCAGCTTGCCGGTCGCCTCGGCTGCGGCGTAGTCCTCGCCGATGAGGGCGAGGTTCTGCAGCGCGCCGATCTTCACGCGGTGCGCGACGACGAGCGTGCGCTTGCCGCTGCGGGCCTCGTTCAGGCCGTCGAAGACGAGCTCGTACTCCTTGCCCGACGTGACCAGCGCCTGCACGACTTCGGTCGCTGCCTTGGTGTAGTCGATCTGCCAGGGAACGCCGCCGGCCATGACGACACCCTCGTTCACGTAGAGGCCGCCGGCGCGCGCCTCGAAGTCGGTGCCCGAGGCAGGCGCCAGCTTGCCGGCGCAGGTGATGACGGCCGTGCCGTCGGCGACGGTGTCGCCGATCGTCGTCGGGAACGACGGCGGCGAGCTCGCACTGGTGCCGGCGGTCGTCACCTTGTAGATGTAGGTGTTCGGCGTGGCCGGCTTGATGAAGTCGCCCAGCGCGTAGGCGGTGCTGTCGGCGCGAGTCGTCGCGACCCCCTCGACCGTGTAGCCCGGCGTGCTGGCCGGCATGTTCGCGAGGCGGATCAGCGCGCCCGGGTAGGCCGTGGCGCTCTCGTTGGTCACCGAGCCGCTGGCCACGTCGGTCGCGGTGCCGTACAGCGCGCGCGACAGGTTCTTGCCGCTGATGTCGTGCATCGTGATCTGGCACTCCACGGCGGAGATGCGGCGCACCTCGTTGTACGTGCCGCCGCCGGGCTGCGTGAAGTCCTTCAGCTCCTTCACGTCCTCGGTGACCGCGAAGTTCAGCGCCGAGCAGTTGCCCACCTCGACCAGGCCCAGCTGCGGCGAGGCGTCGCGGTCGCGCAGGTAGACCTTGCCGCTGCCGATGTAGGAGAAGTCCGCCATGAGGTCGCGCTCCGATCAGGGTTTGCCTTTGAACGTCGCCGCGCAACGCCAGGCGAGCGGCAGCAGACAGTGGCCGGCATCGTAGGCAGGCCCAGGGGTCTCATGGAGCCGGAAATACTTGCCCTCGCCGACGTGGAAGCCGAGCAAAGCCTCGAGCACCTGCACCGCAATGGCGGCTGCTTCGTCGCGCGCTTCGGGCCCTTCTCCGCGGCCTTTCGCGCTGCGCGTGTTGATGACGGTGATCCATTCGAGCTGCACCTGCTGCACGATTCCGGTGGGCCCGATGCTGTCGCCGAGCACAAAGCCGTCGTAGACCACGGCCACGCTCGGGGACTTCTGGCGGAATGCCGGATTCGCCTGGTCCTGCTCTGTGTGCACCTGGATCTCGGGCCCGAGCTTGGCGCGCAGGCGGGCAACGACGGCGTCTTCGATGGTCGGGAACATGGGCGGCTACTCCTTGGCGATGCCCTGCAGGTAGGCCTTGATGGCCTGGGAGGCGGCGAGCGACCACGCCGGCGGCAGCGCAGGCGGCCCGCCGTACGACCGCAGCGGCATGAAGGGGCGCGCGGGCACGACGACCTTCTTCGCAAAGATGACCGCGCCGTTCGGGCCCTTGAAGACGAGGCGCCCGCCGGCCTTCTTCGGCGTGATCGTGGCGCCGAACTGATGCGTCGCGGCGTAGCGCACGTTCGTGCCCACAACGACGTCGTCGGCGCTGGCCTGGGCGCTCACCGAGTTCGCGAGGCGCCCGGTGTCGCGCAGCGGCTGGCCCTTGCGCAGCTTCAGCGGCAGCCAGGGCGTGCCCCAGGGGTC